CTTTGAAACTGGCGGTCCTACTCCTAACACTGCAATAACAGAGATTAGTGCAGATATGATTAGGAATATGCAGCTAACGCTAGGATTGCCTAATGAGCTTGAAACAATAGCGTCAACTAAGAAAGATAGCGACTATAGATTTGAATCACGTTCATCTATGGGTCAAGTGGGCACGTTTGAATATTATCGTGCTCATAAGGTGGCGTTAGAGCATACGGCAAAGGTTATTCTAGGTGCCATACCTAAAGTATACGATACAGCCCGCAAGATAAGAATCATTGACGAATCTAACCAAAGTTCTGAAGTGGATATCAACGCAATTGACCAGTCAACAGGGGAGAAAATTAATAACTTGCTGACAGGTAAATATGATGTGGTTATAAATATGGGTAAGGACTTCGAATCTAGGCAGGCAGACGCCAATACTGCAATATTGGAGTTAGGCTCTGTAAACCCTGATGTCGTAACAAGAAACACCGACATTATTGCAACTAACATTAAGGCGCCAGGAATGCGCACAGTTGCAGATAGAGAAAGAGCTTTCTTGATGCGGCAAGGGCTAATACCTGAAGAGCAATGGACTGAGGATGAAAAACAAAAGGTAATGATGGCGCAACAGCAAAATCAACAGCCCGACCCTAACGCCTTGATAGCTGAGGCGCAGGTTAAGGTGGCTCAAGCTGAAGCTGATAAGGTTCAAACTCAGTTATTAGTAGAGCAAGCAAAGCTTGAGCAAAAGCAGGCTGAGAACCAAGCTAAAGCAATGAAGGAAGCTATGGATTTGCAGCTAAAAGAGCAAAAACAACAAATAGATGAGCTTACGCAGTTGATTAGCGGGGCTAAAACCTTGGCTGAAATTGACCAAATGAATGCTCAATCAAGCGAGCTGTCTCAACAAGCAGTCCTTATAAATAACACTCAAAGAGAGATTTAGCCGGGTATATTATGAAGACAGTTACATATATAAGGCCAAGTAACCGGCCAATCGAAATAAACGATACTGAAGAATCTAGGAATTTAGCAAAACGGATGGGATGGAAGGAAGTTAGAAAAAGGGGTCCAAAAAAACGTCATAGTAACGACAAATTGGACAAACATAATTAATAAAATTAAACTATTAATAGCGACCAACTAAGGTATTTGTGATATGAGCGAAGAAATTCGAGAAGAGATACAACAAGAGGAAATCCAGCAGCCCGAGCAGGAAGTACAGCAAGCGGTTGATGAAGGAGTTCAGCAGGAAGCGCAACAGGAAGAAAAGCCCCGAAGCGGATATATAGACTATAACGCTTTGCCTGAAGAAGTTAGAGATACGGTAAAAATGCGTGTTGATGGCGACTTTAGGAAAATGAAGGCGCTAGAAAAGAAAGAATTGGAATATCAGCAGAAGCTAAAAGATTATGAAGAAAAGCTTTCCGAGCTAAATAGACCAAAAGAAATACAGCCGCCTACAGCAGACGACTTCTATAATGACCCTGAAGGCGCAGAAAAAAGGCTACAAGATTATAATAATTATGTGTCTAAAAAAGTAGATTGGGACACAAGCCAAAAGTTGCGAGAGCAGCAGCAGCAACAAGAGATTGAGAGACAGCAGGCCGAGCGTCAGCAGTCGTTTTTGAAGAAAGTAGAAAGCGCGGGAATTAGCCAGCAAGAATTAGGTTATGCGGCTTCTATCGCGGCCCCTGTTTTAGGTGATGACGCACAGTCATATTTAATGGGTCACGATTACGGTCCACAAATACTGATGCAGTTAGCTAAAAACCCGATGGATTTGCAAGAATTAGCGAACCTGTCTCCTTATCAGGTGGGTGTGAAACTAGAAAACATGGCTAAAAACTTTAAACCTACCAAGGTAACAAAGGCACCGCCACCGGATGAGCCAATACAAGGTTCTGGCGTAGATTCGAAAGATGAATACGCGGTCCTTAAAGGCTCCACTATTTTTTAAAGAAAATATGAGGATTTAGGATTATGCCTAATAACTTAAGTAGTAATGTCATGACTAAAGTCATGAAATCCATTGCGGCGGGCTTTGAGTCCAACCGCGTTTCAACTAAAACCGTAAATACCGAAAATATCAAGGGTGAGCATAACAGCTCTACCGGGGATACTATTTATCGTAAGCGCAAAACGTCGTATCGCGCCGCTGAAACCAGCAGTGGTGATGTTTCTGGTGGTGGGGCAGACAATGATATTCTTGTTGGTCGCATCCCTTACGTTAAGCAAGATGTTATCACCGTTAAGACTCAGTGGGACAGCGTAGAGGAAGCGCTAGAGCTTAATCAGCTTGATGAATTACTCGCCCCCATGGGTGAAGAGCTTGTAACTCGTGCTGAGCGTAACTTTAACGACTACATGATTCAAAACTCTGGTTTGACTTTTGGTACTCCTGGGACAGCGGTAGACGCCTGGACGGATGTAGCTTACGTTGAAGCAATGATGAACGAGATTGGTGTCCCTTCGCAGGGTAAGAAATACTACCAAATGAATAGCTATACCGGCGCAGCTTTGGCAGGCGCAACGACCGCTATTAACCAAGAGGGTCTTGTCAAGACTGCATTTGAGCAAGCTCAAGTCCCTTCACCGCTTGCCGGTTTAATCCCTCTTAAGTCTAACGCTTTGCGTTCCTTTACTTCTGGTGACGCTTCAGGTGATAGAGTAGGAGCGCTTAACGGTGCGCCTGATGTTACTTGGACAAGCGCGAAAGACACAATGCAGCAAACTATTACTGTAGACGGTTTTGGTGCTAACACCACAATTAAAGCGGGTGAAACCATTCGGATTACAGGTAAATACCACGTTAACCCACGCAATCAAAATGTTTTGATTGATGAGACGGGCGCTAAGGTTGAATGGTGTTGGACTGTGGTTAGCGATGTTACGCTTGATGGCTCTGGCGCCGGTACAATCACGGTGACGAATGCGGCAATCTTTGATGCAGCAAGCAATAATCAGTATGACAACATTAGCGCCGCGCCAGCGGATAATGATGTAATTACCATTTTAGGTGCTGACTCTACACTTTATAAGCCTAACTTGGCTTATCACAAAGACGCATTTTCATTTGCAACTATTCAGTTGCCGAAACTTTATGCGACTGACTTGAGCTATAAATCTGCTGACGGCTTAACATTTCGTGTTTCTCGCTATTCGGACGGCAGCGCCAATCAGCAATTGCTTAGAGTTGACCTTGTGCCTGCTTTTGGTGTTTCAAATCCGTTGCACTCGGTTCGGTGTTTCGGCAAATAAGGCTATATCAAAAGCCTTCAAGCTTAAAAGGGGTGGCGTTAGCTGCCCTTTTTTATTTGTGGTAAAGTTGTCTGAGAGGTCTAATTATGATTGCATCCGACTTAATACGTGACGCTTATTTAGAGATAGGCAAGTCTGCCGCTGAACAACCGATAACCGGCGACGAAACGCTAACAGCTATACGATATCTAAACAATATAGCCTATTCAAAGGCTCATATAATTACGGATTACACCGTAATCGAATCAGCTAGCGACCAGATAACATCTTCTGATTCTTTTAATTTGTGGTTTATTAAAGCTTTGGCAATAAAGCTAGCTCCTCAGTATGGACAGCTAGAGTCATATTTGCCGTTAAAAGAAGACGAAAAGGACGCTTGGCAGTCTGTACTAATTGCTAATAGTCGAATCCCAGCGCCGCAACTTAATAGTAATGTTCCTTATGGTTCAGGTAATAGAAGTAGCTCCAACGGATACTCAGATAGATTTTATAAAGAGTCTGACGACGGCGTTCTTACTGAGCAAAACGCACAGATTATAGTTGAGGATGACACGTGAGCTTACTTAGAGATGGCATAGACTTGCCGTTTACTAACGGCTTTTATCAATCAAGAAGTCTCGGACTTTCTGCCCAGCAATGTATTAACTATCGAGCAAATATATCCCCTGTTGGCGCTCTTAGCGTCGAGTCCTTGTATCAAACGGAAGGCATAAAAGGAATCATTGATTCGCCTGGAAGCGTTACGTGTCGAGGCTCGCACACAATGAACTCCATACCTTACGAGGTTTCCGGTAATACGCTCTATAGAATAGATCGAACTGTAAACCCTGATTTAACAGAAGTTTATACAAGGGTAAATCTTGGCACTATTGAAGGTTCTGGCCGTGTAATCATGGTGTCAATATGGAGTGGTTCCGGTTATGAAATGGCAATTGTTGTACCTGGACAGTTTGCCTACTACTACACGGAGTCAGGCGGAACAGTAGAGAGCCTGATTGGCCTAACAAACTTTGACAACCCAGTTGATGACGTAATTAGCATTAATGGCTTTTGCGTTTTTCTCGAAACTGGAACTAATAAGGTCTTTCACTCCAATCTTAATAACGTGGCGTCATACAATGCTTTGGATTTTGAGCTTATAACTCGGACGCCAAAAGTTATTGGCCTTATATCCTTTAGAGGACAAATGTTTATTATGGGTGAGGATCAAATTCTTCCCTATACTTTTGTCGGTGGCTCTAATTTTGTATTTCAGTACCAACCTAATTCGTCGATCCCAAGCGGGCTGAATAGCCTTCACGCCAAAGCTATAACTAGGCAGTCATTTTGCTATCTAGGGGGCGGCAAGAATGAAACACCCGCTGTATGGTTATCAACAGGAACATACCCGCAAAGAATCAGTAATGATGCTATAGAGTACTTAATTAGAGATATTAATGTTTTAGACCAAGCATACATAATGTATTTTGCGATTGATGGCGGCGAGTTCATAGCGCTAAAAGTAGGTGGGTATTGCTTTGTCTATGATCTTTTAACGGGTCGATGGCATCAAAGACGGTCAAGTGTTGGTGATAATGAGATAGCTTGGCGCGTTTCGTCGATAACAAAAGCTTACGGCAAGCTTATTGTTGGCGATGATATTGACGGGCGAATAGGTTACTTGTCGAATGATAATACGGAATACGGGGTAAATGTTCGGCGATCATTCATCATGCAGCCTTTTGACAATCGCGGTAGGCACGTATCATTAAAGTCCTTAGTTTTGGCTATGGATACAGGCTATGACGGCGATATGGTGCTTGAATGGTCTGATGATGACGGTCATACGTGGTCTGACGGGTTACAGCGTGGTGCTGGCGGTATTGGTGACTATGGGCGCCACGTTAGATGGGATAGATTAGGGTCTTCTGCATATTCCCGCTCATTAAGGTTTGGCACCTCTTCAGATTCGAAAGTTAACGTTAACAAAGTGATAGCCTTGCCATGAGTTTGTTGCCCCATATAGTCGATAAGATAGTTAAGACAAGCCTTGAAGCGTCTGAAGTTATGCGCGCTTGGATGGAATCTGTTAACGATCACATAAATGGTCGTAGTCAATTTGGATTTCTTGATTATAACGATACCAGCACATCGGCATCGCCTATTTCTTTAGTGGCGGATGAGTGGACGGATATTCCCAATAATGGCCTTGGGGCGTTCACAAACAAGCTGTATGCGCCCGAAGGTGTAAGTGAGCTGCTAGATACGTCAACAGGTTACTTGGATTTTTCTGATTTAGCTCTAGGTAGCGAAATCGAAGTTAGAAACGATTTTACAGTAACCCCAGGAACTAATAACGCATTGCTTGAAGCTCGATATTTGCTTGGCGTTGGGGCGGGTGAATACCCTCTTCAATTTTGGTCTGAAAGGCTAGATAACGGAAGTGGTATAGGCTATCAGCGAGTAACATCATTCCCTATTTACATGGGGGACACTAACACACAATCAAACCCGGCAAAGCTACAGATTAGGCTATCAACAACTGGAACCGTGGTTAATGCTGGCGTCTATATTTCCATAAGGTCTGCTTGATGACTGTCACTATTTACAAAGATTCTAACGCTAACGCTATTTTTATAGAAGACTCTAACGGCGCTCAATTTCTTAACTCGTTACAGGCCACTAGTGACGGTTTAACTTGTACCGTAAATGATTTGGCTAGAGATATTGAAATCATTAGTGCTGCGCAGTATGACGACTTTTTAGATGAGGCTGGCAACCTTTATGGCAACAACGCCACCGAGGTATGCAACGCCTTAAACGCTATATTTGTTGCGTCAGGAACGCCATTAACAAACATCCCGGAAATAACATCAAGTCTTACCGCTACGATTGTGGCGGGTGAAACACTTAATTATGAGCTTACAGCTAATTATGGTGTAGGCTATGAATGGGACTTAACAAATGTTCCAGGGATCACCACCGTTGACGGAAATGTTAGGCTATTAATAGGTGGGTCAAGCTTGGCAGAAGGCACTTATAACATTCCTGTTAAAGCGATAAATTATAACGGTGAAGACTCTGAAACAATAGTTTTAACGGTTTCTACACCCCCATTCGCAAACACTAAAAGCGTAAGGTTTAACAACCAAGATTATTTAGGGGCAAACGCCAGTCTTTTAAGTGGTGTCTTAGGAAGGACGGGGAATGGCTCGGGCGCTTCTGACGCATGGACTATTGCGTTTTGGTTTAACCCCTCTACAGCATCCCAGGGTCAAACTATTTTTTATTTTGGTGACAATGATGTCGCTAATTCCGGTTATATAAATCTTAGATATTTGGGATCTACCGACAAAATAAGGCTCCAGTATGGCACTAATAACAACTATGTTAGGTTTCAGTCTGCAAATGTGTCACTTCCCGCTAATACGTGGGCGCACGTTTTAATATCTTATGATGGCGGAACAACGGGGGCGGCAAGTGGAAGCCTAAACGATTATTACAGTAGGTTTAAGGTTTTTATTGATGGCGTTAACGTTATATCGGGTGGCGCTTGGTCTCATAGGAATTACGGGTACACTGGAAGCATCGAGCCCGACAATTTAAGGGTTGGCCGCTTTAACTCAGGTAACTACATGCGGGACAACTGCAAAATTGACGAGTTAGCTATATGGGATAGCGACCAAAGCGCAAATGTGTCTGACATTTACAATAGCGGGACGCCGTTTGATTTATCAACTTTAACTAACGGTCCTACGCATTGGTGGCGTATGGGCGACGGCGATACATACCCAAACCTAGAAGACAACGGGTCGTCTGCAAATTGCACTTTTATTATGTACAATATGACCAGTGCAGATATAGTAAGTGATGTCCCTTGATGATTGAGATAGAAAACTTTTTAGAGTTCCCCGAAAACATTATTGATTACGCAAAAGAGGCTAATTTTGTTGACGAAGTAAACCCTTACGACGGCATAACTTACCCTTTAATATGTAAAGATATTCCAGAGCAAATCCTTCACGACGCAATGTTTAATCTTACTTATAAAGCTATGGGAAGAATGCCGAAAGACCCCGTTTGCTTCATGAGGCGAAGCCCGGAAGGTGAGCCAGTTCCGCACAAGTATCACACTGATAACTCAATGGGCGCTTACTCTATGATGCTGTACCTAGCTGATAATCCTGATGCTGGAACAGGGTTTGCTAGGCATAAAGAAACGGGGTTGACTACTGCGCCAGTAACGGCGGCGTCATTAAATAAGACTATTAAAGACTGCAATGATGATAGCAAATGGCAAATTTACAAAGTTGCAGAAATGGTCAAGAATAAAGCTGTGATATTTGATTCACATTTATTTCATGTTGCTTTACCGATTGGCGGATTTGGTAAAGGCAAAGAAGCAAGAACAGTTTTTACCTGTTTTTTTAGTTAACGACCCCAAAGCACGCTCACCTGTAATCCGCCGATTCAAAAAAATGTGTGGCGGGGTCTCCAATTTAAGGCGGATTTATGAAGCACGTTCTATTTATTGCTGTTTGTAAGATATTTTTACTTATTCTTGTTTTATCCCCTCTCGCTCACGCAGAGAAATACAATCCAATGCATTATGAGATTGCATGGCAAGCAATGCACGTTATTGATGTTATGCAGACTTTAGAAATACAAGATCATGAGCACTTAGAAGAGGTTCATATGAGAAAGGTATTAGGTAGAAACCCCGACGATGATAATGTTTATGCTTGGGGTATTGCTGGTGCGATAGCTCATTATTACCTTATGAAATGGATAGATGAAAATACAAATTACGGAAAAGCTTTAAGGCATATAGAGGTTGGCTATAAGTTTGGGACTATATCTAATAATCATAGTATAGGGTTGAGGGTTTCGTTTTGATTAGAGAAGCTGAAATACAAGATTTTGAAGCTATACTTGATATGTGTGAAACATTTTGGAAGCACACTCAGTTTGACGAACCTTTTGAGCGTGATCACACAATAAAAATGGTTCAAATGTCATATGATCACGGCTTACTTTTGGTTGCTGATAACGACGGGATAGAGGGGTTTATAGCTGCGGTAGCCGCCCCTCTTTTAGGAAGTTCTAGCGCCATAGCGGCAACCGAGTTGGCTTGGTGGGTAAATCCTGAAAAACGTGGTAATATGTCAGGGGTGAAGCTTTTAACTTCACTTGAGCGCTTATGTATAAAGCGAAATGTTAAGTACTTAAATTTGGCTTATATGCAGTCAAGTATGCCTGAACAAGTTCGAAGCATGTATGAACGAATGGGTTACAAGCTGCAAGAAACTTTATACACAAAGGTGATAAATGGCGGGGATAGCATCAGCGGTGGTAGTAGCGGGGACAGCGGCATACTCCGCCAATCAGCAGAGAGGCGCAGCTAGGGACGCGGCCAGAACGCAGGCTAGAGGTGTCGAGCAGGCCCAACAGGAAACTAGAGCTGCTGTAAATAGAGCAAGAAATGTGCTTACTGGCGTATCAGAGCCGGTACAGCAAACACTAACCCAAATCAACAACCAAAACATCGAGCGAGATAACCTAGCAAGAGAGTTGGAGCAGCTAGAGGGTAGGCGTAGCGGCAGGGGCTTTAATGCGCTACAACAGCAACGCATCGAGCAGTTAAGGTCACAGATAGCTAGTATAGACAGCCAGATAGCGCAATCTCAATCATTAGCACAATCGCAGCAAGCCGCTAATCAAAGTGCCGATACCCCAATAGCAACTGATGGTCAACCACAAGACGCTCAAGTAGATTTGGGTCCACCTGATCCCAGAGGCGAACTAATATCTGGCATACTTGGACAGCTAGCATTTACAGGTCAGGGGTTTGAAGGGGCTCAGGAGACTATATCCCCCTTGGCAGCTATGGCCGCACCTTACTTACAGCAGCAATCCGACATATTAGGTCTTGGTGGTGAAGAGGCGAGACAACAAGCAATATCTCAAATATCAGATCCTTTGGCAGCCGCGCAGGAACGAGCGATTCTACGCAATAATGCAGCACTTGGCGGGGTTGGTGGCAATGTATTGTCAACCCTTGCAGAGCAAACTAGGGCACGCACAGAGGCTAATATAGGAGACCGACTAGCTCAACTTGGCCGCGCCAGCTCTCCAGCGCTTAACGCCTTGCAAAACATATCTAATTTGCGGCTAAATCAAGGTCTAAGCATGGCCGACATAATGGGTGTTGGTGGTCGAGATCTATCAGCACAAGAAACAGCAAGAAGGCAGGCATTAGCAAACCTAGAATTGGGTCAAGGGTCCGAACTTGCCCAGCTTGCGCAAAATCTAGGGACTGCCAGAGCTGGCGGAGCGGCATTTGCTGCGCAATCCCCGTCACCCTTAGCTGCCGGATTAACTGCAGGGCTTGGTGCTTACACTGGAGCAGGAGGAGCATTTGGTGGGTTTGATGGTAATGCAAACACAGCAATGAATGTTCAAAATCCAAATATCTACGGGAATATAACGTAATGGTTAGCCCTTTACAGTCAATAGTGGCAGGTTTAAGACCTGCGCAAGATCCTCTTATGCAAGTTGGTGACATACTTGCTAGAGGTCGTCGGGTTAATTCTAATTTACAGAGCCAAGAATTGCAGCGTCAGAACCTACAGCAGCAAATGAGCCAAAGACAGCAGGAAATGACGAGTGAGCAGTCATTGGGTGCGGCTCGATACCTTAATTCGCTAGGAAAACAACTTTTATCAGTGGATGAGTCACAATGGCCGCAAATACTAGGGCCAAATCTCCCTCAATTGCAACAATTGGGCTATACGCCTGAGATTTTGCAGGGCATGACACGAGAGCAGATACAGGGCGTGGTAGCTCAAACAGAACCCTTAATGCCCTCACAAACTCAGAAAGATAAGGACACATCAAACATTAGAGATTTAAGGGAGTACGAGCGACTTGTAAAGCGTGACCCTAAATTAGCTAAAATGTTTGCCAAAGATGTCGGCTTGCTTCCAAAAGATAAGCCGATTAGTTCTATTTCTGAGAAAAACTTAATAGATGCTCAATCTAAGTTTATGGACTCTAAGACTAAGGCTACAGAATATGATTTGCTTGCGGATGACTTTTTAAGGTTTAAAGATTCTTTACCTACGGGTAAGGCTGCAACAATTAGCGAATTTATTAAGTCGTCCACTGGTACTCAAGACGAAGAGACCGAGCTTAGACGAAGATTGCAAAAGGTAAGGCTTTCTCAGGCGCTTAAAAACTTACCGCCCGGACCCGCAACCGATAAGGATGTGGCCGAAGCAATGAAAGGCGTTCCTAAAGAAAACGCTTCTGTTGATCAGGTTTTACAATTTTTAAGAGGTTCGGCAAAAATTGAATCTTTAGAGGCCGACTTCCAAGAGTTCAAAGCTAATTATATTTCAGATAATGACGGATCAAAAGGTCTTATAAAAGCTTGGAAGCAAGCCATTAAAGACGGAAAAATAGATTCTTACAACGATGTTGTTAGCGGTGGGACTTCTAGTGAGCCAGCCGGTATTAGATTTTTAGGGTTTGAATAATGCCAATAGCAAAAGTGCAAATGCCAGACGGGCGTATAGCTAGAATTGAGGTTCCAGAGGGGACGACCCAAGACCAAGTTATGCGGTTTGTAAATGACAATCAAGCAAATTTTGATGACGTCCCCGCAGAAGCGCCTACGCCAAGCCAGCCTACGCAGGCTGAAACCCCTACTGTTGCGCCAAGCCAGCCTACTGGTTCAGAGCTATAGATACAGCAAAAAAACCAAGACAAGCCGCTAACCATTATGCAGCAAAGAGCGGCGGCAATGGGTGTAGACCCTCAAGCCTCAGATAGAGCGGTGTTAACTTCTGATAGGGAAATTAGATTAAAGCAGCTACAAGAAGAAAATCCTTTTCTATTCGATATAATACAAG